TTTAAAAGATCTTAAGCGTCTCTACGGCCAAGAAGCATCCCTCACTCGAAAGTCTCAAGAAACAGCAAACCAGAAAAAAGAAGCTACTGAAGCTCTGCAACGTGCAGATGCGTCATTACAAGCTATGCTAAAACGCGCTGAAGAACGCTATAAGCCATATCAAGAAGTCGATATGCTTTTAGCTTCACGACAAATGGAAGCAGAAGATTTTGCGGCCTTACGTGCCGAAGCGCAAGCGGCAGAAAGCGATCTTAAGTTCCTCACTGAGGAAGCCAATAGTTTCTACTCAGAAGTCCAACAAAAACAGGCTATGCAACAGCAAGAAAACGCAAAGCAATGTATTGAGGTTCTTCAAAGAGATTTGCCTGATTGGTCTACCGACCTATACAACGATATTAGGAAACACGCTATTGGTAATGGTTTACCTGAAGATGCAGTTAACAACTACACAGACCCTAATGTAATTAAGATTTTGCATAAGGCGATGATGTTTGACAAGTCTAAGAAGGTAGCCAAAACAAAGAAAGCTAATAAAGCACCTACAAAGATACTCCGAAGTAAAAAAGCACCGCCGACTAAAACTGATCAACGGATCAGCAAGCAGAAAGCCGCGCAAGAAAAACTTAGGAATAGTCCAAGTAGAGGTAATGACATAGATGATATTGCAGAAGCATTGATGGCTAACTGGGATGTTGAATAACCCTTTTTTAATAAAACTCTATAGGAATCAATAAGTTATGACTACCTTGGTCACATACAACATGGTCGGAGTTGCGGAAGATGTATCCTCAACAATCGCCAACATTAGCCCATCGGCTACTCCATTCCAATCTCTAGTCAAAAGCGAGAAAGTACACTCACGTACTTTTGAGTGGCTTGAAGACTCTCTACGTAGTGCGGCTAATACAGCGTTAGTAGAGGGAGCAGATAGCTCAATGACCGCAGTTGGACAACCTACAACTCGTTCTAACACAACTCAAATCGTTGGTGAATCATTCCAGGTATCTGCTACTTCTGATGCCGTTAAGACTCACGGTAGAGCGAAGGAAACCGCGTACAACCTCGCAAAAGTACTAAAGCAAGTTAAGCTCGATGTAGAAAAGTCTATGATCGGTGTTTCTCAAGCGGCTGTAGCAGGAAGTGCATCTGCGGCTCGTAAAATGGCATCTATTGACCAGCAGATCTCTACTACTGTAGATGCTGGATCAAACTCTACTGATGCTCTTACTGAAGCCAAGCTACTTGAGTTGGGACAGACTTGCTACACCAACGGTTCTGATCCTTCAGTACTAATGATCAAGCCAGCCGATTCTACTATCATTGCAGGATTTGCTTCTAGTTCAAACCGTCAAAGAGATTTGGCTGATGCTAAAACTTTAGTCAATTCTATTGACGTACTGGTAACAAGTTTTGGTACATACAAGGTCATCCTCAATCGCCTAAATCTAGCTACCAATGCTTACCTCATTGATCCTTCAATGTTCAAGCAGTGCGTACTACGTCCGTTTACACGTACGCTTTTAGCCAAAACTGGTGATAGCGATAAGCATATGGTCATCGGGGAAATTTCTGTAAAGCATTCTCAGTTTGCAGATAGCGGAATGATCACTGGACTTTCTTAAGTCCTAAGTAGTAATTGGGGGTGTTGCTAGAGATAAGGGTTTTGCTCTCCTTAACTTATCTTTGGCTTCACCCCCATTTTATTTTCAATAGGAGAAGCAAATGCAAGACAAACAAAACAAATTTTTCGATGTGCAAAATACTGTGCTATTTGATAATGACCCAAAGAATTTCACAATCAAACACGCACAGCACATCCCACAGTCTTTTCTAGACAACATAAGAAACCAAAGAGATAACTCCCTTAACCAGAATGAAGGTGAGTTTATGCGTGTTGCCTCAGTACCAGTAGCGGTGCATGAGCAGTGGCTACGAGAAGGTTTCGACATGATGCAAGAGACTCCAAAGGCGATACTTACACGCCTAAAACAGCAAAACCTTGATGCCTTTATCACAACCAAAAAACAGGTATAACCAATTATGAACTATGGAAGTATCAGAACTCATTTTAAAGCGGTGTTGAATCGCTCAGATATTACGGACGCACTTGCTGACACTTTCATTGATCAAGGCATTGCGAGAATCCAAAGAACACTTAGGATTCCATCAATGGAGGCAAAGCATACTTACAACATTTCCTCTTTGATTAATCAGGTAGTACTACCATCTAACTTCTTAGAAGCCATAGATATCTACTACGACAATAGGGTACTAACTCGCATTCCTATGACAGAGATG